TTAGCAATACCCTATTATGATACTGCCACAAAGACAGTCCGTAGATACTATCCTGATTTTCTGATTAAGGTTAAAACGACTAATGGCGAAGAAAAGACTCATCTTGTGGAAGTCAAACCCTCTAAAGAGTTACGACCACCTGTTAGAACAAGGGGTAAAAAGAAAACTACTGTATTGTGGGAGATGAAGGCGTATCAAATGAATCGTGATAAGTTTGCTTCAGCAAGGAAGTGGTGTGATAAGAGAGATATTGCTTTTGATATTTGGACAGAAAAACAACTCAAGCAAAAAGGATAGTTACTTCTTATTCAGATTGTTAATGAGGTCAAAATTAATAACCTCTTGCGCCAAGAGCTTTTCTACCACCAGAAGGTTTTCCAAAAAACTCTACCACAGGATCATCATGGATAACACTCAAAGGAATAATTTGAACAGACTCATCCTTTACTGAATTATCTGTATTTGTAACTGGAGCAATAATAGTAGATTGCCTCATATGTCCTGTATCTAAGCCAAGTTGCTCTTTTTTTACATCAGCTAATTCATTTGTACTATCTAGTTTTGTAATTTTTTGTGGATCTATTAATTGACCTAATTCATTCTGCCTCATTTCTAATGCAAACTTTTTAGATTCTACTGAATGTCCATCAGGTAACATTGTATCATCATCCATTCCTTCTAATTCTTTCATTTTCATAGCATTAGATTTCATTTCATCTGACCATACATTATGCATACTTTTTGTTTTTCCTGTTTCACCTGACATTTTTTCAACATCAACACCAACATCTATTTTAGCAACTTCATCAGCACTACTATTCTTTGACATTATTTCATCAAATTTTTTCTTGAATGCTTCCTGGGGTGAATCACCACCAGGTATAGCTGCTGCTAGAGCCGCAACGGCACCTTTTGCAACGGCCTCTAATGTGCCTGCAATCCTACCTGCGATATTGCCTACAGATTTAAAAAATGCACCAAAATCAAAATCAAACATCGCTGTAATGAAATCAGCGACTTTTTGAAATAAAATCTTAAATGAATCTTTCAATAAATCAACAAAACTAAAACTATCTAATGTTTCCTTTATGCCTTCAAAACCTAATAGGCCTGCAACCCAAGCAACTGCCTTTGTCATCCAATCAAGAGGTAATGCAAGAATATTTGCTAAAAAGGATGCACCAAATTCTGCTAATGCTGTTCCTATTGTAGCACCTTCATCAAGAGCTGTTTTAAAATCTTGAAATGCATTGTATATAGAAGTTATGACTAATACTGCACCTGCAATAACAGCAATAACAGGAAGAAAGGGAATTAGAATACTACCTATTGATGGTACCAATGATCCCACTAAAAATAAACGCAAAGAAGCAAATGAAGCTTTTAATAATACAAGACCCTTTGTCCATAATTTTCTGGTCGCACTACCTACTTTGCCAAAACCAGCATAAATTCCTGGTATCAATTTTTCTACCAGAAACACTTTCATAGCTTTAAATGCTCCTGTTACAAGAGCAACTGACTTTAATAATAGTCCTTTACCAAAAGTGTAAGTGCCTTTTATAGCACCTGGAAGAGTATCTGTTAAAAATCCCTTCATAGACCTAAATGCTGTACCTATTCCACTAACTGCAAGTGGCAATCCATCAATAACTACGAGTTTTGCAGCTTTCAATATTGTCATAAATGTTTTGGGAAACAATAAGGCTCCTAATGCAGCAAGACCTAGATATAAGGATCCTGTTGGACCCAACATATCAGTAAATGCTTTTGCTTTCTCTAATACAGGCACTAATGCTTTTTCTATTAGGTCTGAATATTTAAAAAGTAATGCTAGTCCTGACATCAACAGGAATGTTTTCATCAATCCACCCATATTTCTAGGATCTAATTTGCCAAATATACCTTTTAAAGAAGAAAGCATTCCCTTGAAGCCACCACCTTTTTCTTTATCAGGTTTTCTACCTGTGTCCGCACCTGTGATACCTGCATCTCTATGGTCAGGTGCTAAAGCATCAACCAAAGCAGAAACATTATTAGCAATTCTATTAATTCCATCCCTCATTTCTAGGAAAATCTCTATCATAGAATCCATTGGGGACATAGCTTCTGCAATTGCAGGTGCACCGCCATCTGATGGTGTTGGTGGTTTCATAAGTGTCATACCCTGCATTGGATTATATATTGCTGGTAAATTTTGTACTCCTAATGCCATCTTTTTAACCTACATTATCCTCATTTAATACTTGTTTCTTACTTTCAACAGTTACACTTGATTTACCTGAACTCACATATAACCCAAACCATGCCGCACCTGCACCTACAATTACTGATATGAATGCTGATTGTGCATTTGTTGGTTCAGGTAATGCCATAAACCATTCTGTTGTTCTAAAAAATGCTAAACCATATAGACAAATGAATAGTCTTGGAACTATTCGCCATCTGTCCACTTGTTCACTTGTTACTGTTTTCATCTGTTTGTCTGTTCCCTTTGTTGTCTTTCTTTTATCCTTTTATTTTCTTCTTTTATATATTCAACTAACATATCAACATATATATCCCTTTCCCATGGCATCATATTTTCAATATCATTCAACGAATAATTATGATGTTGCATTAGAGAAAAATTAGTATTATAAAAATTCTCTAAATTATTATGTGAAAGGGCTATGCGAAAAAATCGTTTAATCCAGTCAATGTTACTTCACTCTCCTTTTTTGTTTTTGGATTCTTCACCTTAACTGTGTGTTTCAGTTTAGGCATTGTATCAAAAAACTTTTGAAGTTTTTGAAATTGTCCTGTATTCATTGATTCTATAAAATCATTTAATTCTTTTTTAGTTTGGTCTTTTGCTTCATAGACCTTTTCACCCTTATCTTCATATATCTGTAACATACAAGTTCCTATTACATCTAACATATTTTTAGCAGTAATATTTTGTATGCCTGTTTCACTAAACGAATCAATAGTTGGATATGTCATAATTACACCCTTGCCATCACCCAATTCAATTTTATTTGTATGGTCATCGCCAACTTGTACTTGAACATCCTCTAAATTCACTTCAACATCAGCATAAGTTTTCTTATCATCTGGGCATAACAGTTTCAATTTAGAAACTTCACCCACAGATTTTGACCTAATTCGTAAAAAAACATACTCAACATCAAACATAGGTATATTACTAATGTCTAATTTATCAAAAGTACAGGTCTTTACAATATCTTTCACAGCATTAATGATATCAGGACTTTTGCCACTTTCCATTGCTATCATTAATATCTTTTCTTCTTTTACCAGAAACGGTCTGAATTTTATCTTTTCATCCGAAGATGGTAATTCCAACTCATATGTTGGAGTATTCAGTTTTGGTAATGCCATAATTTATTCTCCTTATTATAAAAAATTATGTAAACGGTGGGAATATTTTCCCCCTTGTTAATCTCCCTATTGGTAACTGTGTTTTTGCTATATTAGCAATATCTCTTCCTGCTCGTTGCAATTCAGGAGGTAACTTGCCAAACAATCCTCTATCCACACTCTTAACATCATGGAGCGTTTGTTGTGTTGCTCCATATTCTGTTCCCACAATAGCACTTTCTGCAAGATTGTGCCATTCTTTGTAATTAAACCCAACATTGATTTTAACAAGCTGATTTGATGAACCATATGCATATTCTACAGCACCAATGGTTGCAGGATAAACTTCAACAGCTTCAATTCCATAAGTTGGCACATCTACTAAATTATCTGAACCAAGTTGAAATATATGCATTTTGCCAATGTAACTATCATAGTAATTAGCCTTGTGTGTAACAGTATTAACTGACATCTTTTGCCACATTTCAAAAAAGTGTCTTTCTCTTAAATACTTATCAGCATAAAATGAAGCATTAATAGTACCTGCAAATCCGTGTGATTGAACTATATCTCTAGCAGGTGACGAACCCCATTGAACGCTTTGAGTTTGCAAATCATGGCCAGGCATTGAAACACTATCACAATGAATATTAATCTGCTGACCCATTTGTGTAAACAATTGGTACATAGTATTAGCTTCAGGATTTGTAATAGACCTTGTATGCGATCCTGGATCACCAGGTGAACCCTCTAAAGGTTTTCTTTCAAGCGCTATTTTTTTAAGATTTGCTGGAGGAAATATCCTTACAGCAAACCGTGCCGACCTAGCATAACCTTCTGCTTTGGCCATCATAGCACGGAAACGACCAATAGTATTTTCTGTATTTGCTTTTTGTCTTAATCGAACATCTTGTTCAACACCTACTAGACTTTTATCTCTAGGAAATCCTAATCTAATATCAAACGGTCCTATTTTTACACCGTGTCTAAAAATTGCCATTATGCTCTCCTCCAGACTGCTTCTTGACTTGCACCTACAAATCTTGCAACAGGCAAAAATATTGCAATTGGCATTTCATCTGCTGTGATATTTAAAAATGATGTTCTCACATGGTTCCATAAATAATGTTTTGTTGTCTTTTTCATATAGGGGTTGTTTCGTAATGCATTGTAATTAAACTTATATCTTGTTTTCTTATCATATCTTTTGTCGGATGCAAATTCAGACAATCGCCTTAAAAATGCAACCCTTGTTCCGTATGGCAAATAGTGAAAGTTACAACCATAGAACCCACCCTTTGCAGGTTCAATGGGAAATATCAATGGAAACCTATCATAGTATGGTAATGTTGCTTTATGTTTAGCGTCATACCCAAACAAATTCATCACTCCATACTTTGGTCGCATTGTTGCTTTACCTTGATTAATCAATCCTCTGGCACCAGGTGTTGTCATTTTACGCACCTGTCTCCTGTACCAGTCATATGCTTTTGGTCCCGTTGTACTATCAAGTATTTTATCGAATACTGTTGCCATAATACTATTTATATTACTTTATTGAATAGATTGCCACCTTGTTTGACTTTCCTTTCACTTGAACATCATCTAGCTTTCTAAATTTAAACTTATCTTTTACTGTTTTATATGTATCTTCACCAATGACTATTGTTGTATCATAGTTTTTACTGATACCTTCTAAACGACTAGACCATAAAAAAGGGACACTAAAAAGTGCCCCTATCTTATTATAAAGTATTTTAAACTGGTTACTTTAGACTATTTTTTCCAAAGTGCCCAAAGAATTCCTAGTGTAATAAGTCCAATGAGTCCTTGAGACCCAAGTTCTCCCACAATCGAACTAATGTTTCCAATTACGCCCAATGATAAGAAAGGGACTGCTGAACCGAAAACAACTTCCAGTACAATTGATAATGTAATTAGGGAAATAGCAATTCCTTGCACATTACCTATTACATCTGATATTGACTTCCACATATTCATACTCCTTTGTTGTTATTTAATTTGATATCTCAAATCTTCACATAATCAATTTAACAATTATATTTATATAAAAAGGGGGTTGAAAATGATATCCAACCCCCATATAAAGAAACAGATGGAGAGATTATTCGTCCTCTTCCGCTAATTTACTGAAATAATCAAGTGTTTCATCACTATCCTTATCAGCATTAACTGTAGAGGATGTATCTACTGTTTCCTTTACAACTGGACTATTGTGAGTTGTTGCAGGTGGGATTGCAACATCTTCAGCAGTTCCAGTACTCCTAACACCAGTCAAAACTTTATCAAGTTTTGCTTTAAGCTCATCATATGATTTAAAGTTATCAGGTGCAAGGAAAGGTTTTAATGGATATTGTTTGTTCCATAATTCTTCTATTGCTTCATCATTAGATTTAACAGGTGTCTTACTATCAAATTCTGACTTATCATAGTTCCAAAATCCATCCACTTTTCTAATTTTTAGTTTGAAATTTGCCCCCTCCCAAAAATCAAATGGGTTGATAGGTTTCTCATCTTCAAATTCAGGTTTCATCGCTTCTGTAATCTTGTCAAATATCTTCTTACCAAATTTGAATAGTTTTACTTGACCTTCTTTTTCAGGATGTTTTGAATCATTGATAATCAGAATATTAGCAATATAAGAGAGTTTTCTTTTTCTCTTTCTTGCAATTTCTTTATCTGCTTCAACACCAGAGTTCCAAAGTAAAGTATTTGCTTCACTAACTGGATCTTTCTTGTTAAGTGTTGTTAAACTGTTTTCAATAAACCAACCGCCAGGTCCTTGAAAAGCATGGGACCATAATCGTGCCCAAGGCAAATCTTCATCTTTAACTGCTGGTAAAAATCGAAAAACCGCATACCCATTACCAGATTTATCTAACTCTGGTTTCCAGAATCTATCATCGGTAAAGGATTGTTTTTCTCTTGGTGGTGCTACTTTTGAGAGTTCTTGAACAAGAACATCTAGGTTTGATTTTGAGCGTTTTAACGCTGCTATACTCGTATTCATATTTTTATATCTCCGTATGTTTGTATGTTTGTATTCGTATATTTCTTATCCACAATGTGCATAATATATAAAAGTATTTATGAATTTAAAAAGTTCTCCGTGGGATTAGTTGGTACGGCACCCACAACTTTTCGGGAAGAGTCCAACATTTCTGTTTGAAAGATGGTCCTTAATAGAAACAAGTCCTGGTGTCTTCAGCGATTGCGCCATAACCCTCCAGACCTTTGCTTTACGCCCTCTTAAGCGTTGTTCAGCCAGAAGAAAGATATCTGTTGCACCAAACATCCTTTTACTTCTTAAACTCATAACTACTATTATAACAAAAAATGGTGTCAAAGTCAAGCATTATTCCTGATTAAATTTAAAAGATAATTGTTCGGTAAAATTATCTTCCGATTCATCAGCATAATCAACATCTCCATCAGAAGCTTTACATCG